TTTAACAGTAAAGAATTTCATGAGCGTGGGCAATGCGACCCAAGCCGTGAACTTTGACCGTAGAGATCTAACTCTCGTACTTGGTGAAAACTTAGATTTAGGAGGTGATGATTCAGGTGCTAGAAATGGCACAGGTAAAACCACAATCATCAATGCTTTGAGCTATGGACTCTACGGTCAAGCACTTACTAATATTAAACGTGATAATCTTATCAACAAGACTAACGCAAAAAATATGCTAGTCACCATTGACTTTGAAGTTAATGGGCAAGATTATCGTATCGAGCGCGGACGTAAACATAACATCTTAAAGCTCTATGTTGATGGACAAGAGCAGGAAGGCTACGCAGATGATAGCCAAGGTGATAGTCGTGAAACACAGCAGGATATCGAACGCCTGCTGGGAATGAAACATGACATGTTTAAGCACGTACTGGCGCTCAACACTTATACTGAACCGTTCCTTAGTATGCGAGCAAATGATCAGCGTACTATTATCGAGCAGTTGTTGGGCATTACTATTCTTAGTGAGAAGGCCGAAGCACTTAAGAATCAAATTAAACTAACAAAAGAATCTATTACTGAAGAAGAAATTCGTATTAAAGCAGTACAGGATGCTAACAAACGTATTGCTGAACAGATTGAAAATCTTAAGCGTAGACAAAAATTGTGGTCTGCAAAGCACGAAGAAGATATTGTCACACTTGAACGTGGACTGATGGATCTTGCTAACGTAAACATTGAATTTGAGATCCAAGCACATAAAGATTTGTCTGCTTATCATGATCGTGTTAAAAAGAAAACAGAATGTGACAAATGGATTCGCAGTCTGAAAGCAGATTATGCCAAAGAAGAAAAGCTTTATCAAAAGTTAAAAGGTGAAATTAAAGATCTCGATGATCACAAATGTTATGCTTGCGGTTCATTATTGCACGATGCTGATCGTGGAATGATTCTTGAAAATAAGAACAAACAGTATAGTGATTGCCAAAATCATATGCTTACACTTCAAGCAAAAGCAGATGAATATCAAGATCAGTTGGATACATTAGGTACTATTGGGTCTGCTCCTAAAGTCATTTATGATTCATTGGAAAAAGCATTAGATCATCGTAATACTTTAGAAAAGTTAGTTGAGCAATTGGATCGTCGTCGTGATGAGCAAGATCCCTATGCTGAACAAATTGTTGATATGGAAACTTCAGCACTTGAAGAAGTAACATGGGACAAGATCAATACACTCACTCAGTTCAAAGAACATCAAGAGTTTCTACTTAAGTTGCTGACCAACAAGGATAGCTTTGTTCGTAAGCGGATCATTGATCAGAATCTTGCTTATCTGAACACTCGTCTCGGAGCATACTTACAGGCCATTGGACTTCCACACGAAGTTAAGTTCCTAAATGATCTTAATGTGGAAATTACAGAATTGGGTCGTGAGCTTGACTTCGATAATCTCAGTAGAGGTGAACGCAATCGTCTTATACTTTCGTTAAGTTTTGCTTTTAGAGATGTCTGGGAAAGCTTGTATATGCCTATCAATTTGTTGTTTATCGACGAGATGATTGACAGCGGTATGGATTCGAGCGGTGTTGAGAATAGTTTAGCTATTCTAAAGAAGATGTCACGTGAGCGAAACAAAAGTATTTTCCTTGTAAGTCATAAGGATGAACTTGCTGGTCGTGTTAACAATGTGATGAAGGTCATTAAGGAAAATGGCTTTACATCATATGAAAATTTTTCTGAATAAAATTAGTAAAACCACTGTTTTGTAATATTACCGTCATCTTAATATGTTTAAATATTGTCTGCTAATAAAGGAGAACATATTTGGATAAAATATCTTTCGTTATTCCTTGCTACAATGAGGAAAAATATATTAGAGATTGTATACTTTCGATAAAGAAGGAAGCTAATTTTTTATCCCAATATGAAATTATTGTAGTAGATAATAACTGCACAGACAACACCGTATTAATAGCAATGCAAGAAGGTGTAACAATTGTGTCAGAACATCAAAAAGGCGTGGTATTCGCACGTCAAAAAGGCTATGAGACTGCACAATATGATTTGATAGCAAATATAGATGCCGATTCAAGACTCAGTAAAAATTGGGTTAAAATAGCCTTGCACTATATTAATAATCCAAATGTAGCTGCTGTCACTGGCCCTTTGATTTACGATGACGTATCAAAATCACTAAGCATATCAACTAAGATTTATTATGGAATAGCTTGGTTTAGCAGCAAGTTTATTGGTGTTTTTCTTCAAGGTGGCAACAGTCTAATAAAAAAATCAGCATTATATTTGGCTGACGGCTATGATACTTCAATTGCTTTCTATGGTGAAGATACTATGACCGCCAAGCGTCTAGAACCTTATGGTAAAATTAAATTTGCAATGAAATTGAAACTTCATTCAAGCCCGCGCCGATTAAAAGATCAGGGAGTGTTTAGCACAACTTGGTTATATCTTAAGAATTATCTATCAGTAACCTTTAAAGATCGAGCAGTTACTAGTTCATACAAGGATTTTAGATGAACTCCTATAGATCAGTATTCATATCAGACATACATCTCGGTACTAAAATGAGTCAAGCAGATCAACTGCTTGAATTTATGAAAACATTTGAGTGTGAAAAGATATACCTTGTAGGCGACATTGTTGATTGTTGGGCTATGAGCAAGAAAAAAATTTGGAGTCAATATCATAGTGATGTAGTGCAAAAGCTGTTACGTCGCGCCCGCAAGGGAGTTGAAGTAGTTTATATACCCGGCAATCATGATGAACTCATGCGTGAATACTGTGATGCTGAATTTGGTCACATTATTTTAGTTAAAGAATGTATTCATGTTGGAGTGGATGGAAAACTTTATCTAGTCACACACGGAGATCAATTTGATGTGGTTATTAAAAATGCCAAATGGCTAGCACATCTGGGTTCGTGGGCATATGATATTAGTATTAACATTGGCTATGTTGTTAATAAAATTAGAACTTTTCTTAAGATGCCACAGTGGTCGCTATCAAATTATCTAAAGCAAAGTGTAAAAGAATCTGTCAACTTTATTGGAAATTACGAAGAAACTTTAAGCAACTATGTAAGGAACAAAAAATTAAATGGAGTCATCTGTGGTCATATTCATCATGCTAATATTCGCAATATTGATGATATAACATATATGAACTGCGGTGATTGGGTAGAATCATGTACAGCATTAGTAGAACATCATAATGGAACATTTGAGATAATAAAATGGACCTAAATAAATCATCAACATATGCTGCTATAGGATCAATATTATTACACCTATCTGTATTAGTTCCTTTTGTTTGGGCAGCAACACTACCACAGCAAGAGATAGTCTATGCCATTAATATTGGTATAGCACCTGCTGAAGGCGATACACTAGAAGAGGACATGACTGAGGAATCTACAGCGCAGGAAGCAGTAGCAGCAGCAGTTAAACTACAAGCAGATACCCCCGATCCAATTGTTCCAATCGAAGCCGTAAAGACTATTGATGAAACAGCAGAGGCTATGGAAGCTAAAAAAGAGCAAGAAAAGAAGCTAGAAGAACAGCAGAAGTCCGAAGTAGATCAGAAGGAACAGGCAGCAGCAGAAGATGCTTTCAAGAAACATATGGGCGTAGAGAATGGTGTTAAAGAGAACGCCGGAATGACTTCAGCTGAGTATGCGTCCTTAGTTAAAAAAGAGATTGAGAAGAAGCGCAAGCGTCCAGATAAAGCAATGTTTGGCGTTGTCAATGTTGCATTCTGTATCAATAAAGAAGGTCGAGCAGAAAGCATCACTATAGTAAAATCTACTAAAACAGGATTAGAACCAACTGCCCGTATGATAATAGCAGCAATAGAAGTACCACCCCCTCCAGGCGGATTGTTTACAGGAACTATCGCAATCAAGTTTGAATAACCTACACCACGTGCTCGATAAATATTATCAGCAATGGACTTGGGACACTGGGAATTTCCTCATGAATTTAATGTTGAGGATTGGTTTGGATTTATCTATAGGATAACTGAGCTGAATACCGGTAGAGAATATCTAGGCAAGAAACAATTTTACAGTAACTTAACTAAGGCAGTCAAAGGCAGAAAAAACCGTAAACATTTTAAAAAAGAATCCTCTTGGCGCAAATATACAAGTTCCAGTGTTGAACTTAACAAATCAATAGAATTATACGGTAAAGAAAACTACAAATTTCAAATCATTTCTTTACATAAGACTAAAGGTAGTTTACACTATAGAGAAGTTGAACTACAAGTTATAGAAGATGTACTCAGAACCCGATTACCTAGTGGCATACGCAAGTATTATAATGGCAACATTTCGGCTGTAAAATTTTATCCCCCGGCTACATTGGCAGAAGAATTGGCTCATCAGGCTATATAGTCCCTTATCTGTTAAAAATAGAAGGTCTCACGCCCCGATAATCGTGAAAGTGGACAACGCACGGCTTGCGATAGGCTAAATGATTGCGGCTCTGGGAAAAAGCAACCGCAGCGATGATAATGTTTGATTAAAGAGGCATTATACTCGTACCGTTGGATTAATCAGCTGGAGTAATGGGGTACCGGCCAACCGCCCCTCTAGAAATAGTTTCCTTCTTTATAATGGTGAAGAACTCAACAAAAGTTTCTTTGTCTCTGGTCCCATAAAGGGATCAGTATGACTTAAATCTAACAAAAAGTTATTAAGAAGATAAAGTAAAAGACCGTAGGAAAATGTTGATGAACGAAGTGAAATCAACAGGTTGCTGTAAGCAACCTCTAAATGCATAATTACTTAGATGGCAAATAAATCAATATTCTGTAATGTTCCATGGAGTAACTTGCACATTTACTGGGATGGTAGCTATGGCATTTGTTGTAGTGAAAAACAAAAACCATATGATTTAACTGAGAAAAAATATAATATTTCTACTATGCCAATTCATCAATGGTATAATAGCGATCCAGTTAAACTATTCAGACAAAAAATATTAAGTGATAACGCTGTTACTGCTTGCGCTGCCTGTTATAGTGAGGAAGCAGTTGGGTATGAAAGTCGTCGAACTAAGGAAAACTTTAAATCGGTTATTTTCACCAAGCAAGCATTTGAGCGCAGCTATCTTCAAAGTCCATGGATTAATAAATTTGAAGATCCTAATATCGATTTAATGCCAATAGACTGGCATGTTGATTTTGGGAATGAATGTAATCTTGCTTGTAAAATGTGTAATCAAAATGCTAGTAGTGCTATTGCTACTATAATGAGACAACACAAATTAACTGATATCGAACCTAAAGTTACATGGACTAAGAATAAGAAAGCTTGGAATAATTTTCTTACAGCAATTGATACTATTTCCATAAACAGAATACATGTTATGGGAGGTGAACCTGTAATGATGAAAAAATATCTAGAACTTATTGATTATCTAATTGAAAAAAATCGTTTTGAAATTAGTTTAAGTTTTGTCACAAATGGAACTATGATCAATCAAAGTCTAATCAATAAGCTTAAATTATTTAAAAATGTTGATATTGAAATCAGTATCGAAAGCATCGATACTGCAAATGATTATATTAGACAGGGTAGTAAAATTGAGCAACTTAAACTAAACATCGAAAATATTGTTAGTCAACAGGATAATAAGCTACAAGTAGTATTACGAACGGTACCGCAATTACTAAACATCAGTAGATATATTAATTTAGTTAGATATGCATGGGATAATAAGTTAATCATTGAACCAATTCCACTGACACGCCCTGAATTTTTAAGAATTGATCTGTTACCATTGGAATATAGGCAACAATTCATTGCAGATTTCGAATCGTTACGTGACGAAATATCCAGTAATATTCAATTTAATACAGTTATGAATGGCAGAAGTCTAGGTACATTACCGATGAAATTAGTTAGTGAATGTAATGCAATTATACAGATGTTGCAAGCTCCCACTAACAAAGATGCAGAAAAATTGCGTGTAGAATTAGTAAATCATTGCATGTTTTGGGATAAAGAATATAACTTAAACATAAAAGATTATGTGCCAGAATTAGCAATGATGTTTGAAAGGTGGGGATATGAAATATGAATTTGACATGTCCATTGGATTAATCCCGCATAATAATCCCAGTATTAAATTAAATTTAAATGATACTATAATATTTGAAGGTCAGTTGAATGCCAAGCATGTCTTTAATATTTCAAAAGAACTATCATTTGGACAGCATTGTTTAATTTTAGAATACTTGGATAAAACTAACAATGACAGAGATCAAGCAATTGAAATTGATTATGTGGCATTTGAAGGTATCAAAGCTGATAGGTTTGTGTGGGCAGGAGAATATACTCCTATCTATCCAGAACCATGGGCCAGTGAGCAACGTGCATTAGGTATTGAATTAGCTGAGAAACATAAAAATTTTAAATATTTTGGATGGAATGGTATTTGGCGTTTAGATTTTGAAATGCCAATATTTTCATGGATACATCAAATTGAAAATCTTGGATGGGTTTATTATTAGAAGAATGGTAATCCCGATTTCTGTGTTGTTTCCATATTCTTCTTAACAATATCTGAGATAATTTCTCTTTCCTGAAAGCTGATAGTCATTGCTTCGTCATAGGTCAACCCGCCGCGCATATACCAGCACATTTTCAATGCTTCTTCTTTTAGCCTCTTAACTTGTTTATCGTAATCTTCAACTAAGTCGATAATACCTTGACGATCCAGTGTTAAGAGGCGTTGACGAAAAAATTTGCGTAATCAAAACCCACCTCAACTGGATATTCAGTATTACATTCTTCACAACTAATTCGTGGCTTTGGTAGTTCTGTAGTTTTAGCAAATTCTTCAAAACGTTCTTTAATTGCTTTAACGATCTTTGTATCACAATTGTTATAAAACTCAGCAATAAACATGCTGTCGCTTACCTGTGTGCCATCACTTGTTTCGATATACTCTGTGCCAGCTGTAATTAACCCGTTATTGATATCTACCATATTGGCTAGATGTTGATTAAATGCTTCGATTTTCTTGTCATCGGAAATGCTATCGTCTCCAATAACTGATAAAGCACGATCTTGCTCGAATGTTAACATTTTAGACTTGTTATTTTCAAAGTAAGTCAATGGCTTTAGTTTAATCTTAAGATTATCAATATCAACAGTTCTATTATAATTTGGACAAGCTAGACCATCTAATAGCACTGTAAGATCAAGTTCGTGCTTATTTTCATTCTTACATTCAGAATTTGGACAAATTGTATTAATATCCATATTTTGT